TGACGCTCATTAACGGTGCTAAGGCGATGAACCGTGCAAGCCAGGAAGACGCCATGCGACTGGTGCGCATTGAAGAAGGAGTGAAGCAGCTCAAGAGTGACATAGACGACACGCAGAAAGCCTTCACAGCTTATATGGCTCGCACTGACGAGACTATTACGAATATCCGTGATGCCCTCTCTATTCACGATACCCGTCTGGCAGTGGTCGAGGATGTGACCCGCAACCAGGCGGGACGACTGGAACGCCTAGAGCAGGCAAATACACACTAATTCTGATTTAAGGAGAACCAACATGATTAACTGGAAAGTAAGACTTCATAACCCTGCATGGTGGCTGGGAATGGTTGGAATCGTCATGAGTCCAATCCTGGCCTACCTTGGGCTTGCGTATTCCGATTTGACTACATGGGGCAGCCTTGCTGATGTGTTTGTGAAGTTCATCAGCAACCCTTATTTGATTGGCACCGTTGTTGTGGCGGTGCTGGGCGCTATTGGCGTCACGGTTGACCCAACCACAAAGGGGCTAAGCGATTCTGCACGTGCAATGACATACGACAAACCAAGCGTGAGCCCTTTAGACGGGGAGACACACTAATGGCTGATTTTTCTGGCGAGATTACCGCCGACGCGTATATTCCAACGTCAGCATATTCAGCTGGGCGAGACGGTCATTCCGTGCAGTATATCGTGGTTCACCACGAAGCTGCCACAGGTTTAGACGGTGCAGCCATTACAGCAATGTGGGATAGAATGCAGGCACAGAGCGCACACTATTCTGTGGATGGCGCAGGAACTATCACCCAGCACGTACTGGAGAGCAACACCGCATGGGCGTGTGGTCGTTGGGTTGCTAATTGCGAGAGTATTTCCATCGAGCACGCCAACAACTCCACATCGCCCTGGACAGTCTCCGAAGCAACCCTAGAGAGCGGCGCGCATCTTGTTGCTGCGTTGCTTATTAAGTACGGACTTGGTTACCCTCGATGGGGCGGCAACGTCCGACCACACAAACAGATTGTGGCAACCGCTTGCCCCGGTGAGCTTGCAGACTCTCAGAATACTCACTATATGGAGCGTGTGTGCTATTGGTATGAAGTCATGACTGGTGCACGCTCAAGCTCTGAGGTTGGCTGGCACACAGACGGCAAGGGCAGCTGGTGGTATCAGACGGGCGAGTCATCGAGCGAGTACGCTGTTGGCTGGTATAAGGTCGGCGATAAGTGGTATTACTTCAACGAGAAAGGCTGGATGCTCACCGGCTGGGTTCACGCTTCTTGGGAAGGCTCTGAGAAGTTCTGGTGGTACTTTGGCGATACTGGCGCACTTGAATCGGGTGATTGGCTTGAGTACAACGGAAGCTGGTACTTGCTAGGATCTGACGGCCGCATGGCCACAGGTTGGCAGGAGCGCGACGGCAGGCAGTACTACCTGGACGAGACTGGTCGCATGATTACTGGCTGGCTCAAACTTGACGATGACTGGTTCTATCTACGCTCCGACGGCTCACGAGTTGAAGATTGCCTTTTCGAGGTTGGAGCAGACAATATCTGTGCCTTCGATAAGGAAGGCAAGCTTCTCACAGGTGACATCACAGTCACCACCAATGACGATGGATACATCGCCGGCATTAAGTAACACACAACCCCTCCTGGCTTATGCTGGGAGGGGTATTTTTGTGTCCCAAGCGCGTCCCAAATAGCATTTTTACGCGTATCTTCTGAGCCTTATCGCCAACAAAACTGCACTTAATACGCATATAAACAATACATAAATTAAACTGCTACAATAGAGTGGTCTATTTCTATCTATTATTTCCGCAGTTAAACAGCTATATAGATATTATTCGCGTCCCAATTCGTCCCAATTATCTGCATATGGATGCGCTTTATATGCGACGGCGATAGTCTTCGCGAGCATTTCCGCCTCCGGCTTATCGTAGTGAACCTCCGTGACGCTCGTTCCTTTGTGGCCCATCATGCGCTCGATTTTCTCACGCTCAACGCCTAACTCCCAGTGGATGAATGTTTGCCATGAATTGCGCAGACGGCTCACTGGACGATAGGGAACACCGTCCACTTGTTCAACAATCGGCCGCCATACATTGAACAGGCGACCTTGCGTTATTGGCGCGTCGTCTGTCCCTTGCAGTATCCATTCATCTTCAGACGCTTGTACAAGCTCGTAGAGACGCGCTCCGAGAGGTCCTGGAACAACAGACGCGTGAACACTTTGCGTGGTCTTTAGACGGCTAGAAACGCCGTATCTCTGCGTCATCTGCCTAGTAATTGGAATGATGGCCACGGGAACGCCATCAAACTCGACCAGCTCAATTTCATCGTTTCTGATGGCCAACGTTTCACCAACGCGCGCACCACCAAACGCCGCCGCGATAAACCACGCCTCTAAGTATGTGCCACGGATAGATCCATAAAGCCTATGCAACTCGTCAAGCGTCCAGATACCATTCTCGCGTTTTTGGCCATTCTTCGGCATATGGTAGGGGCGTCTGGCAATATCAGCGGAGCAAATATCGCGGAGCTCACACTCTGAATATATAAGCCTGAGAATAACCTTCGCGTTTCTCGCGTGGGTGACGGTCATCTCATCAAACCACGACTGGACGACCAGCGGGCGAACCATGTTGACGGGATTCTTGTCGCGTCTATGATCTGTAAACACAAGACGCCACGTGCGCTTGTATGCGTCTATGGTTGACTCCGAGAGGTCACCAGCCGTGAGACGCTCCTCCAAGCGTGGCATCACCCACATATCCCATACTTGGCCAAGCGTGGGCGCTGGTGCGTCTTCTGAGTGGTTGAGCCGAAGCTCTGCCAGTCTGTCGTATGCTTGGCGCTTAGTACCGCGCACCGTCTCAGACGCGCGGCGATACCCTTGGGACGTCTCCGACCAATAACGAATGCGGTAGCGCTTATTTTTTTCGATTTCAGTTACGCTGCCCCAGTTACTGCGCATCGCTTTTCGTGGCATAATATGTTCATTGTCTCCTTCGGTGGTGGCTTGCTCCCTGTTGTGTCTTGGCGGACGCGGGGAGCTTTTTTATTGCTTAAATCTTGAAATCAAATGGTATGGAGTACCACACCACCTCGCCGATGACCGTGATGGACTCAGTTCCTTCCACCGTCTTATCGTAGACCTGAGCGTGGAAGGTTGGGTCTTTGCTATCTGGAATAAGCTCCACGCCATTCTCCAGTTGCTTGATGCGCTTGATGGTCGCGTCGTAGCCGTTAACACAGACCGCATACGCCGTTCCATCCACAACGGGAGACTTCTTCTCCGGATCTACTAACGCGTAGCATCCGTTTGGCAGGACATTGTTCATGCTCTCACCATCGACGGTTAAGAAGAACGCGTTAGGATGACGGCGACGGATTTCAGCTGGACAAAGTACAGTGGTCTCGACTAAATCCATCTCTATTGGAACGCCGGCAGCGATATGGCCAAGAAGAGGGACCTCGACAAATCCACCATTTCTTTTATTTAGATATTCGTCACGTTTGGCGCGTAAATCCTCGTAGTCGTAGTCCGTTTCAAATCCTCTGACCGTGTAGTGAAGTCCGAGAGTGTTGTATATCTTTTGGACGATTTCAAAGCCAGAGCCACTGATTCCGCGCGTTAAGACGTTATATACCGTGGTCGGCGGTAATCCAATAGACTCGGCGAATCTTTTAACGCTGCCATAGTCGTCAATCATGAACTGACGCAGACACTCTTCGATGGTCATTATTACCCTCCTTGGTAATATCTACATACATAATTTACCCATAATAAAAAATATTTACAATATTCTCTTGCATAATTACCCAAACATGTATATAAACTTATACAGTTACCCAATCGGGTAAATAGAGGAGGTGAAAACATGAATGGACAGAAGCTGCGCGAGCTGAGAAAAGCATGCGGCAAAACAGTGCGCGAGATCTCATTCGAGAGCGGTGTGACACAGGACACCATCTTCCGCCTGGAGCGTGGTGATAACCCTAACGCCGCGCTCTCGACTTTACTTGCTGTATGTGCAGCCATCGGATGCTCAATTACCGACATCATCGACGAGCAGCCAGTAAAGCACTAAGCACCATCGCACTACTTGATTGTTGAACCTTGAAAGCTGAATAGCTAGATGTGACGTGAGACGGGGGAGCCGGTGACGCCCGCCATCTAGTAGACCTATCAAACCGACAAACGGAAAGGAGGCATATGGAACGAATTGACGGAAAGAGACTCAGAGCAATTCGTAACTACAGAAAGATGTCATTAAGTGACCTCGCCAGAGAATCCGGGGTTTGCTACCAAACAATCACGGACATCGAAGTCGGCTCAGCCAAGAGCCCGCAGTTTATGACTCTTTCCAAGATCTGCCACGCGCTACGGTGCAAGGTAGACAACATCATCATCAATGAAAAGGAATAGGAGGTTACATGGCCATAACAACAGAGACGCCTGAGAAGTTAACGGTTTCAGTGGCCGAAGCTTCGATTATTTCAGGGTTTTCGCGAGCCGTTATTCAAACGGCCATAAAACGCGGTGAGCTTCCAAGCTTGATGCCGCATGGTTACGTTCGCGGTCGTCGTATTAAGAAGGTTGAACTTCTTAAATGGATGCGCGAGATGGAGGTTTAAGAGTTGAAGGCAATAAAAAGTGCTCCCACGACTTTGCAGAGTCGCAGGAGCGGGTCAAACAAACCAGGAAGGGCGTTTGACCTCTCTATTTTAGCAGGTAAGGCAAAGAGGTTCATTCCTCAGCTGTTTGTGGCCATGAGCCTGTGCGGTGTTACGCCGCTCATCATCATGTGGCTGATGTGGAAGTTTGGCTTTGCGCCCGCGCTTTTAGTCGCGGTTTTATCCGCGGCAGTCATGATCCATTGGATTAACCAAACAGAACCAGAGAGTAGGTAGTACATGAGTGTAAAAATTGCATCGCTTGAGTTGGAAAACGTCAAGCGTATTCACGCCGTTGAGCTGGAACCAGCGCAGGACGGTCTCACGGTCATCGGTGGCAAGAACGCCCAGGGCAAGACGAGCGTACTCGACGCCATCGCATGGGCACTAGGCGGCGACAAGATGAAGCCTGCCGACCCTAACCGTAAAGGCGGAGCAACACCTGCAAGGCTGCGCGTTGAGCTGTCTAACGGCATCGTGGTTGAACGTAAGGGTAAGAACGGCTCGCTCCACGTAACCGACACGACAGGCAAGAAAGCCGGCCAGCAACTACTGAACGACTTCATCAGCCAGTTGGCGCTTAACATCCCGCGCTTTATGAACGGCTCAGACGCCGACAAGGCGACCGCGCTTCTGCAGACGCTTGGCATTGATGCGGAGCTCGCGAAGATTGACGGTTCAATTCGCGCAACCTTCCAAGACCGCCAGCTGGTAGGTCGAGACGCCAAGGCAAAGCGCGCACACGCTGAGAAGCTTCCGCACCACGATGACGCACCAGCCGCGCCTGTAAGCGCCGCCGAGCTTATCCAGGAGCAGCAAGCAATCCTGGCACGCAACGGCGAGAAGCTGAAGGCAAAGCAAGACGCGGAAGATACCGCAAAGAAAGCGGAGTTTGCGCGCACAGCGGTAAGCGCCTCTAATATGCGCGTGGCAGATCTAGAACAGCAACTCACAGAAGCACGCGCCGAGTTGGCCAGACGCACAAAGGAAGCCGAGGAAGCTGAAGAAAAGGCGAAGGTTTTAGCACAAACAACCGCCGAGCTGGTTCTTGAAAGCACCGAAGAGATTGAGTCGTCCATTGCAAACATTGAGACGATTAACAATCAGGTGCGCGACAACCAAGCGAAGGCGGAAGCAGACGCTGAAGCGATTCGCGTAGAGCAGGAGTACGACGGTCTTACGCAGAAGCTTGAAGACCTGCGCGCAAAGCGCCGCGGACTGCTTGACGGCGCACCACTGCCACTGCCTGAGCTGTCCATTGATGACGAGGGCGCGCTCACTTACAAGGATCATACATGGGGCGACATGAGCGGAGCCGAGCAGTTGGTCGTAGCCACCGCAATCGTTCGCGCAACCAAGCCAGAGTGCGGCTTTGTTCTGGTCGATAAGCTTGAGCAGTTCGACACTGACGAACTTAAGAAGTTCGGCGAGTGGGCAAAGGGCGAGGGTCTACAGATCATCGGCACCCGAGTGGCCACCGACGACTCCTGCACCGTAGTAATCGTGGACGGTCGCATTGAAGGCCAAGACCTCGCAGAGCCAGCTCCAGAGAAGTCCCACGCGCTTGACTGGGACGGCGACGCGGCTCAGTCAACCACAAACACACAGCCAACAACTCAACAGTGGAAGGGATTGTAATGGCACAGTTTAATATCATCAGCGGTGTGCAGCGTACCGCCATCAAAACGCTGATTTACGGCCCCGAGGGCATTGGCAAGTCAACCCTTGCCGCCATGTGGCCAAACCCAATCTTCATTGACTTGGAGGGCGGCACAAATCAGCTGCCAGTCGTACGACTTGAATCGCCTTCAAGCTGGTCGATGCTTCGCGCGGAACTTACGGCCATCAAGAACCGCGAGGTTCCGTGTTCTACAGTAGTTATCGACACCATGGACGCAGCTGAGCGCATGTGCGCGGAGTACATCATGGCGCGCGACGGTAAGAAGAGCATTGAGGAGTGGGGTTACGGTAAAGGTTATACCATCCTCCAAGAGGAGTTTGGCCGCTTGCTCGACTACCTCACAGACACCGCCGCTTCAGGCATTAACGTTGTAGTCCTGGGACACTCCACCATGCGAAAGTTTGAACGCCCTGACGAATCAGGCGCCTATGACCGCTTCGAGCTGAAGCTCACGAAGCAAGTCTCGCCCATGGTCAAAGAGTGGGCGGATATGGTTTTGTTCTGCGACTATAAGACCTACGTCGAGACAAACAAAGCCGGCAAGGCTAAAGCGACAGGCGGTGCACGTGTTATTCGCACCACACACGCGCCTACATGGGACGCAAAGAACCGCTTCGGACTACCTGACGAGCTGCCACTGAAGCTGGGCGAGATGCCCGTGCAGCTGGGCGAGGTTATCCCGGACATGGTGGCGGAGCAAGCTGCAGCCGCTCCGGTGGCTCCGGTGGCCATGGCAGCACCACAGACCGCGCCAGCCGCTCCGGTCGCGCCTGTACAGGCTGAGCCGACCACAACAACCACAACGGCCACAACGGCCACAAGCGAATATAGCGCGCCGGACTATCCAGAGCGCATGAAGAAGCTTGTAGATCTGATGGTGGCTAACAAGGTTACAGACGCAGAGCTTCGAGACGCGGTTGGAAAGACGGGCAACTTCCCTGCGGAGTGCTCGCCTGTGGATTACCCGGAAGGCTTCGCAGATTACCTTGTGAGTGGCTGGGACACCGTCATGAACAAGTACATCCTGCCTGCGCGTGCTATTGAAACAGCAAAGAATGCGCCTGTTCCATTCAATTAAATCGGTATTTATTAGCTAGAAAAGGAGATAAAAAATGGCTAGTACTAAAGGTTATGCAATCGGCTGGGACGACGAGATTATTGATCCAGGGGAGCCAGAGTTTGTTCTGCTCACGCCTGGCATTTACGATTTCACCGTCACTGGCTTTGAGCGCGGACACTTCGACGGAAGTGAGAAGATGGACGCATGTTCTATGGCCAAGCTGACACTCAGATGTTCCAATGGCGTCCAAGAGACCACCGTATTTACTAACTTGTTCTTGTCCAGCGCGGTGGCTTTCAAGCTTTCCAAGTTTGCCAAGTCAATCGGAGACATGCCCGCGGGAAGTACCTCAGGCCAGAAGTTCCACGTTGACTGGAACAATATCATCGGCAAGAGCGGCAAGTGCAAGATTAAGACGCGCGTCTACAATGGCAGGGACTACAACGAAGTGGACGACTTCATCGTTCCAGATCCAGCAGCCGCACCCGCACCAGCTCCAATGCCACAGGCTACACCGCTGCCATACTACGCACAGCCACAGGCACAGGCACAGCCAGTGTACACGCAGCCACAACAGGCCACTATTCCTGCCCAGAGCGTTGTACAACCTGGGCAGGTAGTGCCACAGCCTAGTCAGTATCAGGGGCTGTAATTATGGAGCTAAGACCCTATCAGGTCGAGGCGGTTGAGTCAGTGTTCAGAGAGTGGGAGCAAGGTCGAAAACGCACGTTGCTGGTTCAAGCAACCGGAACGGGTAAGACCATATGCTTCGCGGAGGTCGTCCATCGTGTGGCATCACGCGGCGGGCGTTCCCTTATCCTGGCGCACCGCGGTGAGCTTTTAGAGCAAGCCGCGACGAAGATTGAGCAAACCGCCAATCTGAAGTGTGCACTAGAGAAGGCGGAGAACACGAGCCTCAACTCCTGGACGTCGGTCACGGTAGGTTCGGTTCAAACGCTTATGCGCGAGAGCCGGCTGTCACAGTTTAGGCCAGATGCCTTCGACTGTATCGTGGTCGATGAAGCTCACCACACACTCGCGGAAGGCTACACCCGCATCCTCGACCACTTTGAAAGCGCCAACGTTCTAGGCGTTACCGCGACCGCCGACAGAGCCGACCGCAAAGACCTAGGCGAAGTGTACGATTCCATCGCCTACGAGTACGACATGGCGCACGCCATAAACGATGGTTACTTGTGTCCGATTGAAGCGGAGATGGTACCTTTACAGGTTGACCTGTCGAGCGTATCAGTAACACACGGAGACTACCAAGCCGGACAGCTTGGAGACGCGCTAGAGCCGTATCTGGACGCAATCGCGGACGCTATGGTTACGCGCTGCCAGGACAGGCGCACGGTGGTGTTTCTGCCGCTTATTAGAACGGCTAAGAAGTTCACGGAGAAGCTTACCCAGCGCGGGCTCACAGCATGTGAAGTGGATGGACAGTCAGAAGACCGCGAGGAGATTCTTTCAGACTTCAACCGCGGAAAGTACCAAGTACTTTGCAATTCCATGCTGCTTACGGAAGGCTGGGACTGTCCCGCGGTCGATTGTATCGTGTGCCTTCGTCCGACCAAGAGCCGAAGTTTATACGTTCAGATGGTTGGCCGTGGCACGCGTCTCTCGCCTGAGACAGGCAAAGAGAAACTTCTTCTGCTCGACTTCTTATGGATGACCGGACGCCATAATCTGGTACGCCCGGCGGCACTTTTCGCCACGTCTGATGAAGTGGCCAAGCGCATAACCGAGATGACGCAGGAAGCGGAAGGCGCTATAGATCTCTTAGGCGCAGAACCAATCGCTGAGCAAGATGTGGCCCTGGAGCGCGAGCTTGCAGTGGCCGCAGAGCTTGAGCGTATGCGCAAACGCAAAGCGCAGTTTGTGAATCCTCTGCAGTACGCGGTCAGTATTTGCGACTTAGATCTGCAGACCTTCGAGCCGTCATTTGCGTGGGAAGAAAACCCCGCCACAGACGCACAGTCCAAGCAGTTGGAGAAGCTTGGTATTGACCCGGCCGGCATGACACAGGGATATGCGGAGCTGGTGCTGAAGAAAGCACACGAGCGCATCGACGCACATCTGGCCACACCTAAGCAGGTACGCATGTTGGAGCGCAAAGGCTTCCAACATCCGGGGCTCTGGACGTTTGAGCAAGCCAACCACATGATGAGCCGCTTGGCCATGAACCGCTGGATTGTTCCGCGCGACATCGACCCCGCAACGTATAACCCAAACAACTGAAAGGAGCAACAATGCTAACTAGGCAAGAGGTTAAAGATACATTTAAGGAACTTGATGAACTCCATGAAGCTCAGTCCATAGTCCTTAAACGTGTTATCTCGTCTATGGATGAATGCATTGCGTCACTTGACAGGCTAATCGAAGCGTTAAACGGCGGAGGTGACAGCGATGACAATTAACATTGGTATTCCGCAAATTATTTGGCTTGTTACGGCTGTTCTCGGACTAATTTACGAGATTATCAACCACGATAAGCCGCGCGAGCCACACAATGCTTACACCTTTGCAATCAGTACGGTTATTTCTTTCTTGCTGCTCTATTGGGGCGGCTTCTTCGGATAAATACTGATTTATTTTAATTCCCTATTTTTTACAACTAAAGAAAGGCTTTTACCATGAAGAAGATTCTTCAATGGCTGGCTGTTGCTGTTTTTGCGGTGCTGGTATGTGTTCCGGCACTCGCACAAGCGCAAACCGTGCCGACCACGATTACAAGTTTCAAAGTCACCGACAAAAACAAGCAGGACTTAACCTCGGCATACACCAACCAAGACATCTACTTGACAGCGTCTTGGCAGGCACAAGGCGAAGTCCACGAGGGCGACACGTTCTCGCTGGCTATCCCAGATATTCTCGACTTCCCAGCAACCAACGCGGCCAGCTTCGACATTTACGCGCCAGATGGTGCCGTCATGGCAAACGCGCAAGTGACACCCGGGCGCGTCACGATCACTTACACATCATGGGTTGAGGGTAAAGACCACGTGCAAGGTACGCTTTGGCTTGCGGCACACGTCAAAGGTGACGCAGCGGCTGGAACAACCACGCTAAGGCTCATTGATGAAGCCACGGGGCAAGTGGTCGAAACTAGCTTTGAGACACGCCACTACGGCATTATCCAGCACGAAGTCATTGCGAAGTGGGGCGTCAAAACCGACCACGGCACGGTCGAGTGGTCGGTACGACTCAACCACGCAGCGGAGTCACTTACTAACGTTGTACTAGAGGACACCGCACAACCTGGCACACGCATTATTCCTGGCTCATTTANACGTGTGAGCGTTCCCGAGCCAGTAATCAACGGCAGCGGCTTCACGTGGGATTTGTCCAGCGTTGACTNGGCTCTATCGCGTTCATATGGACGCATATAGCAACATTGACCCTGCAAGCTGGGT